GCGCCGTATCTCGACAGCACCCACTTGGGCTCGCCTAGATCACCTAGCTCGCCGATTAAGTCAAGCAGCTCTTTCTCACCGCCCACAATCTGGATCCCATCAGCTTTACTCCTGACAGTTGATGTGCCCTTAAGAACGAGACCGCCCTTGCTTCTGCGTACGCCAGCCATTAGTTACTTATTTGCATCTCGATTAATCGATCAATCTTATCATCGATCCGAAGCATCAGCTCCTCTAGTCTGCCTATTCTGTTCTCGGTGTTGCTCTTATAGCTCTCGAACTCCTGCCTACTAATCTCGTTGGGTGAGTGAATGTGATCAGAGGCTAAGTGAGCTGAAAGCTGCTCTTTGAACTTAGTGAAGTTACCATGTGCTACCCACAGCCCTTTCTGACGCTCTTGAGCCTCCTCGAATTTGATGTATCTATCGTCTAGGTTCGTCATGGTGAAGGTGACAGCTGCGCCACCAATTACCCAACCACTCCACATTACTGCCTGAATTATCTCTTTATTTTTTGCCAACCATTTTGTCATTTTATGCCTTGCTCCCCAAGTAAAACGACACCAAGGCTAAGAACGCCGTTTTGTTAACTGCTAAAAAGGGTACACCCTCAACAGTAACGTACTCCATCACGGTGCGCTGCCAAAACAGGAATCCCTTCGTTACTTCGTTCTCTATCACTACAGGGTGGCCGGCGAAACCCGCTACAATGATTGAGACGAAACTAAATGCCACCAAGAAATAAATGGCCCGTCTGATCCACACTCCGCCAGATGTCTTCTCTGCGCGTTCCATGGATCCCTCCTCATACTGCCAAGCCTCACGGCGAGCAGCTCCAAGTTCTTTTATGACAGCGGAGGCTAGGTTGAGCCCCTTGCCCAACATAGCGCTTCCGCCCATCGTTGCTAAATCTAAAACCTCTGGGCTCATGGTGCGTCTGTAACGATGTCAGCTGCTATCATGTTGTACATAACGAAGTGGGCCGTGCCAACGTTGTCTTGAATATTAGGATAGGTATCACCGTCTCCCATTCTCCAGTAGTGGGCTGGTGAGTCGGTCAATGCCGTGAGGTCGTGAGTTGAGCCGCTGTTGTAAATAGCTGCAACGTTAGACGTTTGATCCGATCCCCAAACAGCAAGCTCTTCAACGTAATTGCCTTTCATGTAGTTGCCGCTGGAGAGCCGTCCCACTCTTAGGTTTTGCCCAGATATAGCAGAAGACCAGCCGTAATTGCCATGCGTGTCGCTGGTTGATTGAACTGCGCCGTCTATGTAGATGTCAAATCTGCCTTGATAGTCTGAGACATCGGCTGAAGATGCCCCCGTGGTTCCGCCGTCGTAAGTAACAACAACGTGCTTCCAAGATCCAGCTGGGAGCGAGTCAGTCGCAGTGCTTAGTTGTATGTAGTTTGATCCGCTGCCGTATCTTAGCCGAAGACGATCACTTCCGCCAACGTATCTCAGTTCAACGTAGCCGCCATTAGTGACGTCGTTTGATCCGTAGTAGAATACGGTTTGGCCAGCAGTATCCGTCCCGCCTTTGAACCAGAAAGCTATTGACCAAGCGTCACCCGATCCGGCACCGTTGCCCGTTCTGCCAAGAGTAGAGTCAAGTAGAGCCGCATTAGCTCCCAAGTAGTTTGTGTTCTCAAAGAAGATTGATTTCGTGTTTGAGAAAGGTGGAGCAGAAACGACTAAGCTAATGGTCTCAGTATCTTGGCCAAAGTAGTTGATTGCTTTAGCTGTGATTGTGTAAGTCGCCTCGGTTAAGCTAGATCCACCAATCAGCTTCCTAACGTTGCCATCAACAGTGGCTACGCCAGAGGGTAGGTTCGTCCACTCATATGCAACGCCGTTGGTGGCTATCAGCTCATAGTTAAGCGTGTCGCCTTGCGTTAGGTTGACCGTCGTAGCTGACGTTATTACCGGAGCAGTGCCAGAGGCGCCACCAGATTGCTGAAAGAACGCGTTAAGCTCATTAACCGCAGTTGCAAGCGTGCTGTTGACAGCTGAGCCGTTTATGGATGCGTTAGCAACCCGTAGGTCTGTGAAGATAGCAACGTCGCCCGTGTGCTGTAAGATGTTGATGTGCGAGCTCTCAGTAGCCACAGCCCTAATAGCGTTGACTGAGTAGGCGTCTCCGTTATCGACTAGGATTGTGGTGTTCGTTGCGTCGAGTGTGAAGTTGAGCGTGTCAGATGCTGATAAAACGAACTGGCCCGTGTTAGTGGCTACGTTGCACTGGTTGGTTATGTAGGCTGCGCACTCAGTTGCCGAGGCAAATGCAGTTCCATCTGATTCCTTGAATGTAGTGTATGGAATTTGATAGAACTCATAAACCTTAGACCCTGATTGAATTGTCCTAATGTCATTAACGACATTCACCCTTCCCGCATCGGTAGAATCAACCTCGCCACTCAAGCAAGAGTTCCAGTAAACTGGATTTGAGCTACCCACAAAATTTACGCAATTTCCTGCGCTATTTCTCACTACTTTAATTGCCATTATCTTTGAATTGTATTGAGGATTGTTAGCGGTTGAATCTGCACCTGATTATCAGCCCTAATAGCTGGAAGTGCTCTAGCGTTAACGTCTTCGTTAGATGCGAAGTACGCGGACAGAATTGGTCGATTAAGGAACGTGCGGCCCACAGTTCCAACGCCGTAAAACAACGGCTCGCCAGTAAGTGAGAAAGTGAATGTTGCGTTGTCGCTAGAGTCTCGAGTTTGCCATATTAGCGCGACTTCAATAGTTGTATTCACGACCTGCGGCAGGAGGTTAAAATCAAATCGAACGAGCGCCAAATCACCAGCTTTGCACTGTGTGTAGTCAAGGGATCCAGTTGCAGCAGTGTATTGCAGATCTCCAGATGTTACAGCGTTTGAATAAGTTGACGCGTTGAATGAGTAGTCAAACATGCTCGTTACGCCCTCAGGCATGTAACTACCACCGAATAAGCCGATTCCAGTTGCTGATGCTGGAGTTGGCGATGTCCAGTATGGCACATCATTAGTTGCCTGCGAGGTGCTGTCAAAACCAAATCTTAGCCAAGTTCCAGCATCGACCATGGTTTGAGTGTACTGCACATTTGAGCCGACATCGGATTGACCAGCTAAGCCAGTCGTGCGATCCGTGAATCCGCCAGTGAACTCGTATCCGCCATCTGCGTTGTCTAAATCTAGGTTGCTCCTTGCCGCGGCTTTATTAGCCGATTGCATGAAATCATGGATGTCTGAGCTTACTGTTATGTTTGCCATCTAGAGCTAAGGTTGGTATCTGTTTCCTGTTGGGGTGTTGTAGAAGCTCAACCCGTCTGGCTGAACGTAGAAGCTCAACGCTTCGTGGAGGCGGTTTGCTATTATTGTGATATTCTGCTGCCTATGTCTGCGCCTTACGCCCTCAACTTCCCAGCGGTATCCAGCATACTCTATCTGATCCCCAGATGTGCCAGAGAAGTGCCGAGCGGTAATTTGCAGCTTGTGTGTCGGATTATGCTTATCTGATGCAATAGACTCACCTGAGGCGCTGTGCTTGGCTCTGCCAAATACTGAGCCAGATTCTGTGTATACCTCTGATTGCTCACCGTAGCTGTTGATGCTCGACTGTCTTGAATAGATTTTGATTCTCTGATTCATGACGTGCGGATGGCGTTTACTGTTAGCCACTGACGAAGCTGATGGCCAGAAGGCTCAACGGACTCAATGGACATTCGCCCGCCGTCGAACTCAATTTCGTGGTCTTCAGTTAGCCAGTTATTGAAACGTAGCTTAAATTTGTAGCGATCTAGGTTTTTTACTGAGTCAGATCGCATTGACTCATCTTGCTTGATACTTAGCTCCTGAGCCCATACGGACCGCAGCAGCGATGTTGTCAATTCTTTCTCTCCGTAAGCGTTAGCTGTCTCGCTCTTGGCAAAGATCTTTAGCCGAGCTGATAGCATTAGTACAATATGGCTTTGCTGGTTGAGAGTAGATTGAGAACAGCTGGAGTCCACTCAACCTTAACAGTTGAGAAGCTTGATGTGGAAGCGCTGCGGTTGTCGTAGAGGTCGGTCAATAGCATAAGCATCGCTTGCTTGATCGATGTGGGAACGGAATCAGCATCGGCGTAGCCTGCTGAGAAAGCAATGCGTACGGCGTCGGGTCGGTCAAATGTAGACGGATAAGTCTGATTCGTTTTCTTTGTTATTGTGGCCGGCTCTGCAAAGTCGTTAACGAGGTAGTAGCTGGATGCTAATGTCTGCAGTACGTCGTCCTCGTCGTAATACTTAACTGATGTTAAGCTAGAAAATGGTGGCTTCGGTAGCTGGATTTCGTCTGCGAATTCCTCTATGGCTAACTCGAAGCTCTGTGGCATTAGCGCTCTATTCGTTAGCGCCTCAACCTGCTCACGTACAACCGTTATGGCTGACGTGATCCATGTGTCATCATCATTCATATCGCTCTCAACGCGTAGCTGAGCCTTAGCCTCGGCCAAGGTAATTGGTTCGCTAGCGGGTGCGGATGTGACTTTGTAAGTGTGGTACATGGTATTGATTAAATTGGGAAATAGTATAGCCCGCCCTCTCCGTGATGCCCCACTGATTAAATTTTGGGCCTTTGGAATAGGGCGGGCAGTTTTATACTACCTTGGATCTTGGTTTCTTAGCTCGCTTAGGCTGAACCTTAGCTGCCCAACCATTTTTGATCCATTGATCGGCTAAAGGGACCGATACATCGTAGATCTCGTCCTTGATGTACCGGCCGCCTAGAGTCGAAACGGTCTCTGTAAACTTAACCTTCAAGATTAAGAAGCAGAGCCGTGGGTGAAGCTCGTGAATGCGTCGGCTAGGATAACCTTAGCGTCGTTGCGAGCGCTGAATGTGTAACCTACTTGGCCGTTGGCTGCGTAGAGTTCGTTCAACTTCTGAGCAGAGATACCAGAGCGATCAGCGATCGTGTAGTACTGCATGTCGCCGAAAACGATGGACTTAGCATCAGGAGCAGCGGAAGGTGCGTATTCAGTTACGATAACTGGACGACCGAAGATGGTGTCAGGAGCGCCTGCAACCAAACCGGGCTGCCAGATGTACTGTCCGTCGCCGTCAACCAGCTTGCGAACGATCTTTACAGCGTCGTCACCCATTACCCAAGAAGCTCCCTGACGGTATGCACGGCCGAGGCTGTGGAATACATCGATCAAGTCGTTTCCGGTGATGGCAGCAGAAGCGCTAACAGCTCCGTCTACGTTGTTTCCGTAGGTAGGAGTGAAAACGCCTTGAGGAGCGCTCGTTCCGTTTCCGGTGCAGAAGCTTTGCTCTTCGAGAGTAGCGAAGCGACGGCCAGCAACGTTAGAGAGGTAAGACTCAAGATTGAAGAAAGCATCCTGTAGGAGTTCTTCTGAAACCTTGATGATACCACCGCT